TACCAATTCCATATGGACTACCACCATCCATAATCTTGAGACTGGTGATTGTCCCACTTCCATTTACTGTAATTTTTGCAGTAGCATGTTTACCTGTGGTAGAAGATCCAATTGAAACCAGTTTTGCATTATAATAATCACCAGCAGTTCCATTGCCATATCCAGCACCACCATTAACAATACTAGCTTGAGTAATTCGATTCAATCCGTGATCAATTTTTGTTGTAATTGTATGTGCTGTGCCAGAAGAAGAAATGATATTATTAATACCAACTCCAATATCAGTATCATTCAAAACTTTATCAACAGTTTCTTTTGTGATACTATTTCTTACATCATTAACAACAACTTCTCCAATTAGATTATTCGACGCAAAACACTTTGTTGAATCTGGATCAGAACTTGGATTGTCTCGATTTGTTTGTGGATAAAGTTCTTTAACAGGTTGTGAAAACTTCTCTCCTGTGAATGGAGACACCGTTGGTGAATTTGAAGCATTCAGTAGGGTCAGATAATAGATTCCATCCTGTTTTCCTGCGACATATTTTTGAGATTCTTGGTTTCTATAAATGTAATAGGTATTTGAATATCTCTTTCTCTTAAAATAAGGAAGTGAGGTATTTCTTGCACTTGTATCATTTGTAAATGTTCCTGGATCTGTAGTTAATCCAACACTAAAATGCTTTGAACTACCAATTCCAGAAACAGAATAAGTTCTGTTAAATCCAGAATCACTTGTCCCAGAAGTATTCTGAGTGCTCTTAATATTGAGAAGTTGAACTTGAGATCCAACAGAAAGATTATGTGGAAGTTCTGTGGTAATATGTGCAAGTGAACCGTCCCAAGTTGCATCTGCAATTATTCTAAAGTTTCTTTGTTCATTTAAACTTGATATAGAACCAGTTCCAAAATAAGTTTGTACTTCTCCAGTTGTAGATCCAATAGAAGTATTTGATTCTTGGATAATAAATCCATCACTTGGGGGTCTTGCACTTACTGAATTTACATCTTTTGGAATTACATATCTTACTCTATATAAAGTGTCAACTGCATTTCTATTATCTTGCTTTCTGCGAATGAAAGTTCTTGAGGTTGCGGATCCAAGAACAGTTGTTCCCAAACCAACAATTGTAGAATAAATTGTATTTTCAGTAGATGCGCCAGAAACATTAATATACCACTGAGAATTTGTAGAGTCCCACTGAATTGGGTGCCCAATGTCTCCAGAGTTTTTATCAGATACTCTACTTACAATCTTTAAAACTCCACCCTTTTCATTAATTGAAAGAGAATTATCGCTTATGGCATCATTTAAAGTTTTTGCAATCTTAATATCAGTATTACCAAGACCTGTTGTAATTGCATAATAAACTGTGTTTTGAGTAAGTCCATCTGGAAGTTGCCCAGTATCACTGATAATACGAATAGACTCTCCATTCAAGAACGTATGTGGTTGAGATAATGTAAGGACATTAGAAGATCCACTAAAACTGTAAGGTCCAATACTATTAATTCCAGTGGAACTACGATTTACATTAAAAGATTTTTCACCACTCGACTGTGAATTTGGCATCACAATACGAGAACTATACTCTGTAACAGATCCCCCCAAAGAAACGAGAACTCTAAGAGAATCATTTTCTCTTGCACCAATTCTATATCCCTCTAATACATTCTCTGGAAGAATATCAACATTAGTTTGATTGTAAAGATACAATCTATTGGTGGATGCTATTCCAACAGAAATTGAATCAAATTCAATTGAAGTCTCTGTTAAAGAAATTTCTTTTGGGGGAATAATATGAGTAATATATCCTAAATCGTCCTGAGGAAATGCATTTCTTCTAAATCCAGATGCAACAAGTGCCTTTGCACCAAAGTTAGAATTGGAATTGGTGATTGACATATCACCACCACTTTCAGTCACAAAATGCTCTGCATAACCAATAGCAAAGACAGAAACATTCTGAATGAAAGCATCATTTATTGCTTTAATGTGGAAATTTCTGTACTCTGGTTTAAAAACAGCTCTTGAATTTGTGCTGATTGTCTCGTTCCCAGAGACTGTATTATCATCATAAACACCTGTTGATGGAGTGTTTTGATTATAAAGAACAAAGGCATTATCGTCCTTCTGAAGACCAATTCCAGTGAATTGGGCGACGACCATCGACTTAAACCCACTTGCTTTATCCCCATCAGCAAGAAGTCCACACATTCCATATACTGAGCGAAGAGAGACATTAAAGATGTATGGAGATGCTGATGTTACGGTATCTGACTGTAAAGTGAGATTTGAACCAGTTGTAGAGGGGAGTGCTGATGCTGGTGTATTTTGAACATTATAAACAATTTCAGTATCACTGAGTTTTTCTGCAACTACAAACTGACCGTCATAACCAGATGCAGTAATTCCATCAATACGGAAAGGAGTATCTACATCTAGTCCAGGAATTGCTGATGCGGTAGTAACAGTTATTTTTGTAGTTGGAGTTACTCCATTTCCTGCCTTGATGCTAGTAATTCCAACTGTTTGTCCTGTTGAACCAACAATGCGATATTCATCAATTTTTGGTTCAATATCAAGAGAAGTGCTTGGATAATCAGGTTCAATAGAGCGTCCAGATGATTGACCGTAAACGATACTAATCTTTTCATAATACATATCAAGATCAGTGCGGTCTGTAGAATACGACTGAAACTCATCATTAATGTTTACATTGTTTGTTCCATCAGCATACTCAAAGCAAGTGAGTTTATGGTGGGAAAAATTAGGAACAAAAGTATTGCTTGTATAATCTACATAGCAGACGCCATTAGGGTCAGCATCAAACATTGAAAACTGCCAGAAGTAACATCCACCAGTTACTCTGAAAATTGTAGATCTATCAATGTTACTGTTTGTTGGATTAGGAACATACTTAGGACGAATCTTTGTCTTACGAAGATCTAAACCAACCAAAGAAGTTCCACGAGGGATAATAACACCACCATGAATACTGTTGAGTTTATATAACTCATTATCTGCAACAGAAAGGTCAAAATTAGAAGTTAAATCAAATGGAGGTAAATTATTTGATGTTGTACCATTTCTCAGTCTAAAATTATTTGCCCCATCAGGAATCCATCCAGGACGATTATCTACAACGTGATCTCCTGGATAAACAAGAATGGTTGTTTTTCCAAATCGATCATTATTTAATCCGCGCTGGTATGAAAATCTTGCTGCTTCAATTAAGGCTCTCTGAATCGTTTTAAATGGACGAGTCAGTGAATTTCCTTGGTTTTCAATACTATCCGTTGCGTCTAAATCATTAGGATTAACGTAGAGAATAGTTCCTCTTGATGACTTCAAAAAGTTTTCTAAACGAGAGAGACCCATCTTATTAATACTTATAGTTTCCGTTATAGATTATTTATCATACAACAAAACCTCCCAAAGGAGGTTTTGAAGTCACACTTTTTGGGTCACTGTAACGATTCAGTATCGTCTTTATTATTATACCACGACTCTTCTTTCCACGTCAACCTTTCTTTCAATTGCTTATCAAATACCATCAAGTATCGGTGCTTTCTACTTCTTTCTCTCCATTCCCCATCCAAACCTTTAGTAGGTCCTCTTGAGTGCTTTATATATGACCCGTCTGGTTGTTTAATCCAAAAGTCTGACTTTTTATCAGTCAAACCATAGTATTGAAAATTGCAAGCTCTGTATATAATTCCAGTGTGGTGATTATTGTCAGCGTAACTAAGAATAGCACGAACGCGGGCATCTTTTTTAAGCCTCTTTATACAACGACTGACGAACCAAGATGTGATATTATATTCTTCTTTTTGAATATCTGGATGTATACAAAGTCTTGAGAGTTCATAGATACCCTCTTGTTGATTTCTTTCTAGTCCAAATGCACCTACTGCAATTTCTGGAACTGGGAGAGTGCTAAAAACGCAGCAACCAACAGACCCGCCAATATTAAGGACATCTGTGAATGATTTGCGGTAAAGTGAGTAGTTATATCCACTTTTAAAATCCTTTGATTCGTCTTTAAGATAATGATAGGTATAAAGAAGTTCTTTGATATCTTCTTTACCTACCCTATCTATATAAAAATCTGATTTCATTAAGTATTTTTACTCACTTTGTTTGCATTCTAACATATATTCTACAGTGTTTGCAACGTCATTCATAGCAGCACGAAGATTTGGTTGTTGTCCTGATTCTTGTTTAAGAATTGGACGGGAATCATCAGTCAAAGTCCACCTCCACTGATTCATTTCCTTACAATACCACAAATTAATTTTCATGTTTGAAATATTCAAGTTCGACCCAGTTAAGGAGAGTTTGGAATGCTGTGATGGAAGCATTTGTGCAATTATCATCCTTAAGTTTTTGAACATAATATTCAAGTGCCTCAATAGCCATTTGGCGATCTTGCTGTGAAATGAGTGACATTGGAGTTATAAAGAACTCAAGCCCCCACTCGGATTCGAACCGAGGACCGCTCGCTTACAAGGCGAGTGCTCTGGCCACTGAGCTATAGAGGCATTTAATCAACAGGCAACATTTCTGGATTTTCCAGTTCAAGTTCAAACATCAGAGGATGGCACTCTTCCAACATCAAATAATAAGATGATTGATAGAGGTCTTCTGGTTCGTATCGTCTTTCGTTATCTGCCAATTCGATTAACTCCGTGTCGAATATGGATTCGTCTGGGAGTTCATCAAAAGTGAAAGGAATTGAATTTATGAAATACATAAGAACAATTTGTTTTCCGCGATTGTACCAGACATATGCGGCATCAATTCTGTACTTCATAGGATAATGTCCTATTACTTTTGATTTATTTATTTTAGAAAACTTAATAGTCCTGCGTGATACATTCTATGGCAAGGAGCACATAAAACCATACATTTATCAATTTCCTCCTGAAGTTTATCATAACTTGCATTTCTTACAAATTTTGCTATCATACCATCTTTTATTGTAGGATCAATATGATGCAAATCCATACAAACTGGATCATAAGATTTGCTGCAAGACTGGCAAGGTTTTGATTTGGCATCCCTAACCATTTGTTTTCTTTTCAAATAACTAGTTTGCTTGTTATTTTGTTTTATCCATTCTCTTTGATATTCTCTTTGTTTTTGTGGGTCCTTGTACGCCATAAAGTTCGAATACTCTATGACTATTTATGCTTTAAAAGTTTAAAACATAATGGGAGCGGCGAGACTTGAACTCGCACAGCCGAAGCCGACGGATTTTCTTACCACTACAACTTTCGCTGCCTCATAGAGTTTGTGGTCTGGACTATCCCTTCACCATACCTTTCAGTTTAGGTGCTCCCCGTCTAGTCTCTACACCTTCATCTTACGATGCTTGGTTCGGGATTGCCATTTTACAGGTTTCCCCGAATTTGAGGAGTTACACTCATAAGGTTTCCCAGATGAGGCTCAATTTCCATAAGTCCGTTGTGTCTACCGATTCCACCACGCTCCCAATAAAAAACTTACGCTTGGTAAGTCATAGGATTATACTTCAAGTACTCAAAGAATGTCAACTTCATTTCTTTATGTGACATTCCGCAGTGCTTTGCTGCTTGAGGAAGATTCCACTTTGCACAAAACAAATTCTCATTTGCTTCCTTCACATTCTCTGGTGTTGTTTTCACTGGTTCTTGTTTCAGTGCTTTGTAGTTAATGCGATAAGGATTCATTTTGAAAAAAGTATCGTGTGAGAATTTTTGCCGGGAATTTTTGGACCCCTAAGGGGATTTTAAAGTGGATTTGCGTATGAGAGAGTCTCTTCATTCACAGTAGCACGAACGAACTCTAACACATTCATAAATTCATCAACTGTATCACAAGTCACTTGCTTTTCTGACCCTTCACTAGAATACAGATATACTGTACGCTTAATGGGGTCAACTACGCATCGTGAGAGGTACTCGTCTTGCATTCGGTCGTCCGTTGGTTACCTATGTATCATAGCACGGTCAGGTGCTGGTGTCAAGAGGTTGTTACAATTCCAACCACTGAGAGGGATGAGTAGATCCTTGATGATAATCAAAGTGTTCTCTTTTTAAAGTAACACGAATATCACCAGGCATCACAATACGTTCATCTTTTCTTGTTGTAATTTTTTGAGTGAAGTGTCCAATGTTACTTGGAAAAATAACAACTGTTCCTTCTTTTGGTGTCACTGTGTAGTAATTACAATTATACTGATTATAACTTGTAATTAGATTTCTTTGTATTGCAGTTTGAAATAAATCTTCAACACACTCATTTTTATTTTTAGGTTGAGCAATACATAACTTATCCGAAGTTTCGTCAGTCTTTACATAGTAAACATAACTTAAATTTGATTCATTATGAGTGTGCGGTTTAATCGAAGGAGTTTCATCATTCAAATGACAACCAACCCAAGACTTAATAATATGATAATCTAATTTATTATAATCAACGTTAAGAACTTTGAAATAATTGTCTACGTGAGTGCGGAGTTCTTTAAAAAATTGTCGGTATTCTGGTTTTTGGTGGGTAAAAATTCTTCCCGAATATTCAGGACTTTCATTTTCATACCCATTAAACCAGTAAGACCTTAGAGAGTCAAGATTTTTCTTTTTGAATTCTTGATGACACTCTACTGTTCCCTGATACACAATCGTTGGGAACATTTCGTGTATTTTATACATCAAATACTATTAATATTATACTCTCTATTATCTCCTGGATAGTCGTCTGGTGTCAATCCTGGATACTCTGAAATGTTTTTTGGCGTATCCTTTCTTTCGCCATAGACAACATAGTCACAATTAATCTGAGAACCAGAATTGTTTTTAATAATAATTTGAGTTCCCCATTGAATTTTTTCAACATAAAGTTCTTGCCAACTTCCAACTGGAGTTAAATTAACACCGATAGTTTCTGGGTCTACAAGACCAGTCCAATACTCAGGAAGATTAATTATATTTTCATTTTTTAACTTGCCCCTATAATAGACCTCAGCATTGGGTCCTTCTAGAGTGATATAACGAAGACGATGATTTTCTTTTGTTGGGTGAGGAATATCAAAAGATTTTTTTGCGTCCCATACTGCCGATTTAGCGTTTAGAGAATAAACATTATCGGATTTCAAGTCTGTAACCTGAACATAATCGTGTCTCAAAAGACCACAAGCATCTTCTGGATAGTTATTGTCTCCAGTCCAAGGGTAAAGAGGATATCTCCAGTCAACTGTAGGAACTAAAACTAACTCCCCATCACATGATTTATCACCAATACTTCTTGGAATAAATTCAACATCTACGTTTTTGTTATCTTCGACAGCCATTTTACTTCTCCTTATTTAATATCGTAGTGATAACCTGAAACTGAGTATTGACTATTATCCCCAGGATAATCTGCGGGACTTTCTCCCTCATACTCTACAATCAATCTTTCACCATCTGCTCTTGTGCCATAAATGTGATAGTAGCAATCAATTGGCATATTACCGTGAGACTGTAAATAAATTTTATTATCAGCAATTCTCTTTACAATTACACTTTGATGTGCTCCAATTGGGGTAAGATTTACTGTGATTGTTGTTGGATCAACTAATTTTTCCCAATATCCAGGAAGAACAATTTCAGTTCTACTAGTCACTCTTCCTCGATAATAGACATCATTTGATGGTCCTTCTGGGCAAGTGTGGCGCAGTCTCCATCCTTCTTTTGTTGGGTGAGGAATATCAAAATTCTTTTTTGCAGAGAGAATATGAGTGCCACATCTTGATTTAACTTCACCTTGAGCGACAATATCTTTTCCTGCTGCTATATCCCTATTCACATCCAAGTTATCAAAAATTGCAGCATCTCCTCTTACACATAAAGAGTATGGATTATGTATACCGCTGCAAAGGGAACCTGGGATGAAAGGATTTTCTGCATCTTTATCTGGATTGGAAAGAACACCAACCATTAATGTTGCTTCACACTGAGGAAACTTTGTTGTGCTTCCTACAAGCATAGGACCCTCAATAAATGCCGATCCATTAACCGCTTCATTCCCTTCTTTGATAGCTGGAATTACAATCCCACTACTACCAAAAACCTTAAGTTGTCCTGTTACTTCAACATCTGGAAATTCTGCCATTTTTAAACTCTCCTTTTATGTTTTATTGTTTTTCTTATCAATTCTTTGCATTCCACCTTTGTCTTTTATTGAACAAGAAGCATCAACACCTTTAAAAATAGAACCATAGATTGTCAAAATACTATTTGCAATTACTTCACCATTCCCAGATGTAGCAATTTTATATGAAATAGATGCATTCATTAAAAGTTTTTTAGAATCTGTTGTGATATTTTCAGTAGCAGTCATACGAATGTTACCTTTATCACCACCACCACCAACAGCAATTAATTCAATATCAGTTCCCTCCAGTCTCAGTTTGCCATTATTGGCTTTAATAGTTATATTACCATTTTTTGCATTTATCATCAAGGTGTCTTGTGCTTCTTGATTCGCACTACCAGCTTCTATCTGGATATTTCCAGGTGCTGTTAGAGTAGTCCACCCTTTTCTCTGACCATCTTTGTCCATTGAGAACTGATGGGATCCATCAGATGTTTGCAACATTACTGCTGCGGTTACATCTCCTTGCTTATGAATGTGACCGAAACTTATAGATCCATGATCGTTACCATATCTAATTGCAGTATAATTTTGTTTTGCATTTGAAGATCTTTGCTGAACATCGCCCAACAATTTTTCAGCAGCACTCAACTGTTCATCTGCTTTGTTTAATAAATTTCTAGTCCTATATCTATCGTTAGAATAGGAATTGTTTCTAGAAGTAGATTTATTACACTTCTTATTATTATTGCTCATTTTAGATGCAATTATGTAATAACTATTTACTCATCTTAAATAAGATTCTCTGGAGTACCAGGAATATTAAGTCTTGGATCATTACTGGTTACATCAGTGCCTTGTCTCTGGATTGCAGATGCAGGGGTAGTGACACGAGCATCAATACTTTCCTGAAGAGTGGTATAAATTTGCACCAACTGTCCTGGAGTTTCATAGTATCCAGCATATCTAATACCCTCTTTGTAAAAAACAGCACCATAATAAGGTCTTCCATTAATATATCCAGTTTGTTTTAATCCAACCAAATCGGTGACCTGAATTAACTTTGTTGGATCCACTACAATTGGATCTCTTATGGGTTCAAGTATTGGAATAAGTTCAACATTCACGCCAGTGAGAGAAGGTATTGTTATTTCAGGCAATCTAGTAAATCCAAATCCACCGTTACGAACATTAACCTTGGCAATTCTACCAAAAGAATCACACTCATAATCTAGAACAGCACCATTATCAGGGATAATTTGAATTTTATCAACTCCACAGTTATAGTTAATACCAGGATCTGGTATTAAAACATCCTTTAGTGTTAACGCTACTGGATAAATTGGAGCACCAAGAATTGGTGGAGTTGGTGGAGCACCAAGAATTGGTGGAGTTGGTGGAGCACCAAGAATTGGTGGAGTTGGAACTTCTTGAGGCAGTGTTACTGGAGGTGGTGGAAGTAGCGGAGGAGGAGGTGAAAAATCATTACCAGGTTCAATTATTAGCACATCTGTAATGACTCCCTTACCACTAACACGTTTTGGGCAAGGTGGGGGAATTAAAATTGCAGAAATCCCAATTGGATTATCTATCCAAGATTTTGATTCTTGGCTTTTTACATTTACGTTCTTAGTAATAACAACACTAAAGACAACAGGATTTCTTTGAAAAGTGTTTCCACCTTTAGTGTTTTTAAGAACCATTTCAATATTTTTTTTACCTTTGGAACTCACTGTAAATGTTCCCGTTTGAACTCCCTGAGAAACTTTTGCTTGCATTATATTATCATAACCACCAGTTATAAGATTTTGAATATCAATTCTTAGTTCATCATCAACCTCTGCTTTTATAGTATACTCACCAGCTTCTGGAAAATCAACATCGCTCCATTTTAAAACCCAGGATGCTCCATTGAATCTTTCTGAGTATTCTTCTCCACTATCAAAGGCAGGAGTAAGAAATGGACCAAGTTTTCCTTTGCGATAAGATGCAAGTTTAGGACCTTCATATACAACCCCACTTTGCGATTTCTTTTTAATAATACCTTCTCCCAAATAAAGATTATACGCATCATTATCGTCAACTTTAAAAGTTAAATCATAAGTATTTCTTTTATCATCTCCACCTTTTCTTACATTTGAACTGGTAAAGTTTCCTAAAGATGCAGTAACTTGAATGTCATCATTGTCATTTCTAGTTGAAATATAATCCGCAAAAATTTTATTAGAGGTTCCTACTCCACCTTCCTTATTCTTTTTGCCTTTTTGAATAAGTCCTTGTTCTATACCTTGATGTTTTGAAGATTTTTCTTTTGCGATTACTTTATAAGTTGTATTTGCTCTAACTTGTATTTTCTCTTTTCTTACTTCTCTATTAGAAGCGGCACCCTTTAATACAAATGAATCTTTACCATCAACAGAAACAAAATTGAATGACAAATCTTTAATAGCGCCTTGACCATAAACATCAAAAACAACTTCGATATAGTCTGCCTTTTCAGTGGTAATCCAGTTTTTAGTGTCAAAAATAGTTTGATCAATTAAACTATAAATTTCTGTCGTTTTATTTTCAACTTCAACTTCAATCTTATGATTCCCCTTTGTTAGAAAAACTTTTGTGGAATCTGGATTTTCCTCATTAAAACCATTTATTACTCCAATTCCAACCAAGTTTTCTGGTTTTGAGGAACTAATTATACCACCTCTTGCAATTTCCTTACCATCAATAAGAACTCTAGCACCATCGTCCATTGTTCCTCTTAGAGCATAAAATCCACTATACGGTATATCTAAATCCCAAGAATTACCATAGACAACTCCATTACCATCACTATTTTTAGTTGATAATGGTGGAATTGGAGAAATCGCATAGCGATTCATAAACTGACTCCAACCAGGAGTATCTTTTTGTTTTTTAGTAGTCTTTGTTTCTACTTTATTTTGTGGTGCCGATTCATATATAAAAGTCAAGTCATAAGTATTTCTTGGACTATTTTTGACTAATCTCTTATTACTTGAGATAAAAGTTCCTAAGTTTGTTGTAATTTGAATATCATCATTATCATTTCGAGTATCGGTATAATCGGCAAAAATACTTTTTGCCTTACCAACACCCTTCTCCATATCTCTACCATCTTTATTCTTTTGCCCATTATTAATGAGACCTTGTTCAACAAAACTATGCTTAACTGAGTCCTCAACTGCCTTAACTTTATACGTTACATTAGGTCTAATTTTAATTTTTTCAATTCTCGTTTTTTTATTTTTGTCTGCACCTTTAATAAAGAAAGAACTATTATCTTCAACGCTCGTAAATATAAATCCCAAATCTTTAAACGCACCCTGACCATAAACTTTAAACTCTACTTCTTGAGTCTTCAATGTTTCCTGAGAAATTTCTGCCGTTTCAATTTCTTCCACATATTGTTTGCCATAATATCTAACCGGATACCATTTTGATTTGGCATTTGGAAATCTAGTAGTCCAAATTGGATTTCGCGGACACCTTCCTTCTTGTTCTGGAACTTTTTCTTCAGGGGTCGGTGGATCTGGAGCTTCGATTGTAAACGCAACTCCCATTGGATTATCATTCCAAGATCTAGATGAGACAACCTCTCTTGATGTATTATTACTCAAAGATGCTGCTTCAATATTCACGGCAAGAAACATTGGATTACCATTTGCTAATGGCTTTCCTTTAACCTGTGTAAGATCTGCTTTAATTTGATAGTTACCTGCCTTAAAGAAGTATGTTTTTGAAGTCTTACCTGTGCTTTTTCCAGAAGAACTAAATCCTTCCTTTCTAATTACAGTTTCACTACTTTCTCCCTTGATAGTAAGAGTTGCATTATCATCAGCAGCAATTTCAACAATATAATTTGTATCGACTGGAAAATTAATATTTGTCCATTTTATAGTGTAAACTCCAGCAAAATCATCAGTCTTTGCATTTTTTGTATTTGGATTCACTGGTGTTATTCCATATCGTTGAGTAAAATCACCATCCTTCCCAACAATAGGGAAAGTTCTCCAAAGAGATCTATTTGCCTTATTAATGTATTTTGCCGTGTTAAATATTGCTCTTTCAGTTTTACTAGTGATTGAAGAAGAATCTGATTTATTTTTATCTGGATTATCTTCTACCCTAAAAGTCAAGTTGTAGGTATTTCTTCCATCACCATTAACTTTTCTTACATTTGAACTCTTAAATGTTCCAAGAGAAGTGGTAATTTGAATATCATCATTATCATTCCCCGATCCAATGTAATCTGCAAAAATTTTATTAGAGGTTCCTACTCCACCTTCCTTATTCTTTTTGCCATTTTGAATAAGTCCTTGCTCAACAGATTTAAATATCTTAGAATTTTCTTTTGCAACAACCTTGTAGTTTATATTTTTTCTAACTTTAATTTTTTCTTTTCTTGATTTTCTATTTCTAGAAACTCCTTTAATTGTAAAAGAATCTTTGCCATCTTCAGAAACAAAACTGAATGATAGATCTTCAAATGCACCCTGACCATACACATTAAAAGTAACATCAATCAAATCAGTTGTTTTTACCGTGGGGGGAGTTACAACTGGTGTATCTAGAACTTTTATTTTAGTCTCAGCATTCAAAAGGTCAAGACGAATACGATGAACTCCTGAACTAATAGTTTTTTTAAGAAGGAATGGATCATTATTGTAATTTTTTAGATCCGCAAGTTTTACATTATCGAGATAAAATTCACCAACATCATCACACACTCCCCTGAAAACATAATCTCCTTCATAGGGAAAGTTTAAATCCCATTCAAAAGTGAAAGGTATTCCTGAGTAATCACTTCCTTTTACCTCCGAAGGAGGAACAGGAGAAATTGCATACCTATTCATAAATGTATCATCAATCTCTGCTTCCTTTCTATAAGCAGAGGAATCTTTAAACTCATACTTTAAATTATATACGCCCCTATCTCCCCTCTTCCCTTTCCACTCTGAAGTAAACTGACCTATTGTTGCTTCAAGTTGTAAGTCATCATTTTCATTTGGTGTTTTAATGAAGTCCGCAAAAATTACACTACCTGTTAGAGGAAGGTCTCTTTCCGCTGGATTTTTTTCCTTAGATCTTCTACCTAAATTAGAAGCCAGTCCTTGTTCAGTTCCCCTACCCTCATATTCACCCTCAGAAGTTACAATGTAAACAGTATTTGGTTTTAGATTAACTGTTACTTTTTGACCTTGTGCAGTATTTTCAAAATCATCAGCTTTTATTTTAAAACTATGTGATTTATCCTGGGCAGTAAATTTAAATGCAAGAGGATTATCTCTTTTTCCAAAATGAGTATAGACATTAAATGTAACTTTTTTAAATTTATAACTATCATTTGCAAGTTCACCACCCCATAGTGGATGTTGAACATTGTGTTTTGTCCTTGATATTCTATTAGCAGAAGTAACTTGATCTGGAGTAAACTTTCTCGTAGTCCACCACGGATTGGGTAATTCCTTTAAAAAGTTTTGATACTTTTCTATTTCTAAACGAATTGGATCTTTAGATAATGAAGTATAAAGAGTGGGGTCCCATTCACCTAACTCCTTTCCGCTAGAATCATATATTTTACCATATCCCCCACCTTCAGGATCACAAATTTGATAATCTTCAAAATCATCTTCTTGATCATAGTATTCGACTGTCTCAGAAACTTCTCCAAGAACAGCACTTAATACAGCACCTGCACCAATATCACACTCATCTTTTAGTTCAACAATCGGAGGATACTTATATCCAAATCCCCCCGACACTAAATCTGCTGCAAGAAGAGATCCATCTTCACCAATTATAGGATTTGCTTTTGCTCCTACTCCTCCACCACCATAAAAATATATTTGAGGTGGTCCACACTCAGAATCAAATTTAATTTTATCACAATCATTACCTTTCGCAACATCTAAATCTTTAGCGGTTAATTTATTGACTTCATTAATATTTAAATATTTTATTTCATCTCTAGTTTGAAATATGAATTGAGTTCCTGGATTTGATTTTGCATATTCATTTGCTTCACAAATATTTACCTCAGTAATGTAACCCCTTTCAGTTGATATGTAACCAACTTTAATATCATCCTTTGTTGCTTTTTGATTAAAAATATTTAAAGAAGCCATATTTTACTATATTAGTACCGATGCCCTTGTCTCATAGTGATATTTATTACGCAATTGGAATAGGTGCAATATTTGTTCTTGCGTCACTATTCAAAATATTATTAGGAGTTGCCTTCGTAGGTTCAACAAATGGTTTTTCTGGTGGACCATCTGAACCTGATGGATCTTTTGCTGCTTCTTCAGCAATTGCTTCAGTGCTTGGTAGTTCAGGATCTGGTTGACCACCAGATCCTTTTGCAAATGTATAAAAGTCAGATACGGCTATATTTGGCTTTAATTCGCATCCAAATATATTTAATTTAATGTTCTCAAAATTAAGTGCAGAACTCAAAGATTTAGTGATATTACCAATTCCAGGAATCTTAAAAGAAGAGGATCCAGGGACTCCAGCAAGTTGAGACTCCATATCACCAACAAAAGTATTAATGTTATTCAAAATTTTATCAGTTGCTTCTGAAAGTTCATCTTTCTTTTTAGAGAGTGCCTTGCCCACAATTCCCTCTGCAGAGCAAATTTTAACTTTTGGTTTTGTCACTCTGCAATTTTTATTTTTATTTGAAATTTGTTTTTTTGGTCCACTATCATTAAGATCACCACCAATATCTAAAAGATCATTTAACAATCCCTGAATAACTCCACATAGTCCATTTGTAATTTTATTGTATAAACATAAAATTAACTCAGTAATTTGTTCTTTTATATCACCGAACATACCTCTCATACTTGAAGGTAATGCAGAAACTGTTTTTGTTAATTCCTTATTAATCACCTTTAAAATATATTCCATAATCTTGTCAAAGACTACTTTCACATACTTTGCTATTTCACACGCAGCATTTGAAATTATTGCTCTAATATCTCTAATTTTACTCGAAACTGCATCAATATAACTTTCTGCGGCATGAAAATACTTATCTATTTTTTGCGCTAGATTATCAAGAACAGTTTGAATTGATTTCATTGCTGACTGAACCTTGTTATCAGGTTTCATCAGAGGAATTTTTTCTTGATATTTTTCTTCCCGAATTACATCACCGGCACTAAGGTGATGTGGATTATCAGAGTGCTCTTGTGTAGCTCCTGGTTGAGGTGGAGTATCTGGAGATAACGCGGCACCACATCTACTTTTAATACCTTCAGAAACTCTTTTAAGTTTTAAGTCTTCATATTCTGGACTTCCCTTTTTATATCCAAGCTTTTCAGCTTCTGCTATTGCATCTTGAAGATCTCGTTGTTGTGCAGAATTTCTTGCAACATCAGGACGCAATCCATACTTATCAAGTTTAACTCCAGGAGGAACTGCAGCACACTCTATATCTTGTTCTTTGGAGGTTGGTTTTGATGTTACAAGTGAATAATCAGGAACTCTTTCTTTTGCTACAACAGGTTTTGGTTCTTTAGTATTTGCATAACCACTTTGACCCGTGAAATTTTTTCCACCAGTCAATGAAGTTTGCATTGACAATGTAGTCTGTGCATTATTACCAAGAACTCCCATAATGACAGGAACTTGTTGATCCTGTCCATCGAGGAAGAAACCAAACACAAACATTCCCTGACGAATGTTGGGAGTTTGTGACGAACTTGTCTGACCTCCACCTGCAGTAATGGGATACATCACTTGAGCCCAGGGAAGTTGTTCAGAATTTAATGATTCTTCATCTTGGTCGTGAAGACCTATAATCCTTACTTTATAGCGATATCCCCACCCAGGAATTGTACCTGAGTTCTCAAATTTTCCAGGAATAATATTATCTCTCCAAGTGGAATCATCGGCAATTTGCCCGATCCACCAATTAAAATGTTCACCTAAAAAACCGGAATTATATAAACTCATCAGTCTTCGTATATTCTACATTCAAGTGCTTCTGGATTATCATTACAATATAACTCCAATCCTGTAGGATCATAATGATCATTTGGATGAGATTCAACCCATCTTTCAAGGGCATCTAACTCCTGTTCAGTGTGCCTTCTTGCCTGAGCAGAAACCATTGGATCATCAAGTATTTTTTTATCGTGCTCTATGTGCTTTTCTACGCTTTCCATAGTAGTGCGTATGTAGTATTATTACTATTTAACAAGTTTATATTGCAAATTTATATGATGGATTACCTTTCTTACCAGTCGAATCTCTTACTGCAGTAATTTTAGTAAAACATCCATGTATTAAATTATAGTAATGGCATAAATCAGCAATTAAATATGCTCCACCCAAATGGTTGTCTAATCCTTGGTTATCTTTATTAGATCCTCTGGGAGGGTCAATCCAAATCAAATCTCCGGCATGAAGACTGAAATCTCCAAAAATAGTAATAGTAGTTCTTGATGAAAACAACTGATTATATCTCATGGAAGATTGATTCAAAATACGTCTTGGGTCAAAATTAGGTTCTTTTGATTTTTTAATTTGTTCATCTGTTGGTCCCGATGGTAAAGAACCTCTATCTATAAGATAATATTTTGTCTTTGAAAAATCTTTGTTGGTTTCAGTATTATTAAACTTTGAGTTTATTTTTGGTAAATTTTTTCCAGCCTTTTTAGTTTTCTTTTCACTAGCCAATACACTCTCACCCCCCTGAGTATTGGGATTGACAACCTCATAGTAACAATCAAAGGGATCAAAAAGAATAGTTCTCGTTGAATATGTTCCCGCCTCTAACTTAGTTACAATATCCCCATTTGGACTTGGTGGATCAAGTTCTAAAATTTTAGCATCATAATTTTCAGGAAGATCCGTGGTTTGATTGTATATAAATTTTTTCATCTTTTTTTCATTTCCACCTTCATTAGTTAGAGAAAGCATATTATCAACCGATTTGAATTTAAATCCATCAGAAGTTTGGAAGAGCAAGAATCCCGCACTATTCCCAAGCAAACCTTTGGGAACAGATCTATTAGATAACCAATGCAAAACATAAAATGGATGAAAATTATTACCAATAAAATTATAGTTATTATCAGTCTCCTCAATGTCCAACTTATCCTCATTAATACCAAAACTAGTTTTAAAAATTTTCTTTATATTATCTGATATTTTACCATCAAATCTCCCATTTAAAACTTTTTTATAATTGATAATACTTTCCTGAGAAACTAAATCCAAGTTTACAATTGATCTAGTAGTATCTCTCGAAATTTGATTTGGAGTTCTAACCTGAAGTTTGAATTTTAAAGTAGCATTATGATTCATATCCTTGAAAGTAATGTCAACATCTTCACCACCTTCTATGGGCATTCCTTCTAGAACTGTTTTTGTAACTCCATCACCAACAGGATATCTTCCAATATCAGTATATGTCACACTTGCTTTAATAGTTTCATTTAAAATACTCTCAAAATAATAAAAATCAGTAATAGTAGTTCCATCCGCTCCCAAATCAATAGGAGTTGTCTTCCTTCCCGTTGAAGGGGTTATTATAAACTTTTCAAGCGAATAATTTCTTGAACTTTCTTGCATTTAATTTAAAACTCCTATCATATTATTTACCTCATATAATTGGAAGACATACTATCTTCACCCCCAAATCCAGAGGAAATAACAACTGGAGATTGTTGCGGAGAAGAAATTGGAATAGGGACTGGTATTAGTTTTTCATCAACAAATGCGTGTATAGTAGATCCTTGTTCATATTGAGCATAAGATCTTAAAACTTTTATTGCACCTTCATAATTTGCTTTATTAAGAGCATCTAAAAATCCTGGGAAGTTTTTCTCTAATGCTGTGGTTGAGTCAACATCAAGAACAAATTCTCCGTGAGTTAGCATCGCACGTATTTGGTCAATACCCATCTTTCCCTTTACTTTGCCACCTTTATTGAAAGCAACGTGAACGTGATGATAATGCTCCGAATTAGTTTTATCTCCCCAATAGTCAAGTCCAACCCTTTTACCATTAGCAATTCCAAATCCCAAGGGGGTATAAATCAACTGCTTCAAATTAGTTCCATATTGGGAAACCATTTTTTGGGCATACGCTAATTGACTTGGGGTTCCCGTATTACCAGGAGCACCAACTGTTTGGAAATCCATAGCTCTACCTTTACCATGATATCCAGAATCTCCAGGACGAACATAACTAGTAAGTTGAAGTCCCATACTTTCAGCCAAACTTTTTGCGGTAGAAAGACTTCCACTACCAGTGCCTAAAGTTGCTGTTGTAGATGGAATATAACTACCCCTTTCACCGCGTTGAAGTGCGGAATAAATTCGAGATGAATATTTCCAACGATCTCCTTCTATTCCCCACCCAATATATTTGTAAGAATCTGATTTTAACTGTGCTTCAGTTCTATTTGGATCCATAAATT